GATCTACCCGGGCATATTTAGACCTTATGTTAGATGACCTAGATATATCTAAGTTTAATAGATTCTGGAGTGCTAATGTAGCTAAAAGAAAGTACAATGCATCACTTAGAGTTATAAAGGATATAGAGGTAAATCTTGCAGCAGCTGTAATATATAGATCTATGTCTGATGATGAACAGTTAAAATCAACTAGATCCGGGGATCCAGATATACGTAATATATCAATAGGTTCTACTAATATAACAGGTGGTACTAATGGTACTACATTACAGATATATAATGAGTTATCTACTAGATACGCATTATCAGCTGCATCTCTATTTAATAGTATAAAACCTGCTACTATCCCATTAGCATATTCTAATAACCCTGTATCATCGGGTTCATATATACTACCTACTGGAAGTGTAGGTAACATATACATGGATGTTACATCTACTGGGGATTCATTCATAAACTATACAGCCGATCTTACTGGATTAGGGGATGATATGACAGCTGCTTCATTTGCTTTAAATAGTAATGCAGTAGTAGAAGCTGTAGCATCACAATCAGTATATCCTGTAGAAGCAGCCGGTAACTTAGTAGATGCATCACTTACTGTAAATGGTATAGTGTATCATCTAGATAAATGGATAGATAGTGACGGGGTAACCAGAGTAGGTAAGGACGGTACCTCTGTAGGAACTGATGGTTTTACTATAGACTTTAGTGTATCTACTACTTATGTTATGATACAATGGAATAATACTACTGCTAATGGTGGATTTGATTTATTAGCAGCAGATGAATTGACATATAAATACTGGATACTAGGAGCTATATAATGGCAAAGAAAATAAGAGAAGAACAAATAGATATTATAGAGTTAATGAAGCGGGATGGTACTATTCCCTTTACTGGGACTATAGGAGGTATAACTCCTGTAGCTGATGCCGATCTAGCTACTAAACTATATGTAGATACTGAGGTAGGAGGTACCGGTGGGTACAATCACTCTAAAACTATATTAGTAGATGCTTCTGCTGATAATGTGGAAGGGGTATCATATACTACATGGGCTGCAGCTGATACATATATTAGTACTAACATAACTACTAGCGTTACAGAGATATGGGCAATACAAATAAACGGGGAAAACGCAGAAGACATAATAGTACGTTCATATGTTACTATAATAGGTAACGGTGCTACTAGATTATCTGGATCATTAACTTCAGCTGGAATAGGGATTCCTCCTGCGTTTGGTGAGTATCAAATATTAAGGTGTATAATAGATGACCTTACAGTAGGGAGCTCTAGCTCTTTATCAATACAAAACTGTATTATAAATGGGGGGACATGTGATAGTATATATATAACAATAGGATGGTCAATGGTACAGGGCGGGACATTTACTTCAGCATCCGGCTCCTTCATATTAATGTCTTATATAACAGGTGGTACTATGGATATAAATACAGAAGCAGTATCATGCTGGTGTAACGGTATCATAATAACTGGTGGGGTATATAATAACTGCGTTATGCCTAATATTACCTGTACATTTACCGACGGTTCATTAAATATGAAGGCATGTATTATTAGTGATAGTATAGATACCAGTGGTAGTACAGGTGGGATTAGCTTAACCCTATCTGACTGTATTATAACTACTGGTAAGACTATTACCCTAAGTGCTACTAATACATTAACTACTTCCGGTTCTACTGATAACTTAACAGTTGTATTAGATGGAGGTACCTGGTTTAAAGAAGACCTTAATGTAGCTGATGTAGGTTGTAGTGTAATAACCGCTACTGCGGTATCATGTACAACAATGACAGCTTCCGGGATAGTAGGTAGTACAGGTACTAATAAGACAATAGGTACTACACTTAGTCACTATAATGCTACAACTGCTAATGATACTATATTAGCTAACGGTACCTCTTTAAGTGTATTCCTTCCGGCAGTAGCTGGGGTAGCATCTGGTACCATATTCACTATAAAGAACATTAATGTAACAGCATGTGTAGTAACTACTAATCTTAGTGAGACGATAGATGGTAGTATTAATAGTAAGTCACTAAATCAGTATGAATCAATAAAACTAACAACAGAAGGAACCGGTTGGTTTATTATATAGGAGGCTCAATATGAGTTATTTAATACCCGATGAAGGAAATGTTACAAATGGTACTACTTACTTTGTAAACAAAGACGGTAGTGATAGTAATAGTGGTTTAATTAGAGCACTAGCTAAAGTTACTATACAAGCAGCTGATACCTTAGCTGTAGATGGTGATACTATAGTAATAGGCGTTGGATACTATGAAGAGAATATGGGTATAGCTCAGGATGGTATAACTATTATATTTGAACCAGGTGCTCATTTAGGTGGACAGTTATTAGTACCAGGTAGTTACAATATGATACTTGGCGGGCATTATACAGCTCAAGATACTAATCCTGCTATAATACTAACAGGTAACCGTAACCACTTAAAAAACCCTCTAGCGGATGGCGGATCTGAGTATGCAATAGCTATATCAGGTGGTACCTATAATACAATAGAGGACGCTACTGCTCAGGCATATACAGTAGGTGGGTTTCTTATTACTTCATCTTCTAGTAGAAACAGAGTATATAATAGTAACGCTATAGCTGTAATAAGTGATACCGGTACTTATGGTTTTCTGGTAGGTTCTACCTCACATTACAATATATATAAAGGCTGTAGTTCAGTTAATAATGATTCCGGTGCTTATTCATTTTCTTCTGATGCTCTATACAATCTAGTAGAAGATCTTAACTCAGGATATGGAGATCAGCTACTTAATGATAGGGGTAGTAATGATGTAGTAAATCATAATTATGACTGTTGTGTTAATAAGAGTATAACATTTACTGACGCTACTCAGGCATTTGATCTATTTACTGTAACAGGTACAGTAGAGCTAGAACTATTAAACGGGCATGTATCTACAGTACTTAATGCTGAAATGGGTAACTGCAAGTTTAGAGTATATGGTACAGATGGTACTACTGATTTAGATATAACAACCGCGTCTTCCTTAAATAGTTTACCGGTTGGTAGTTATTTAGGTAAGACAGCAGCTACATCTGTAGCTTTAACTGTAGGTAGTTCAGCAGCACCGGTAATAATAGAGAATGCCGATGTTAAAAAACCAGATATAGGGTTCTTACTAGTAGCTGACAATACAGGTACTACAACTATACAGCTGTATTCTGATGATGCAGCAGGTAATAAGACTGGAGCTATACACTTTCATTGTAAGTTTAGACCAATTACTGAGGACGGAAATATAGTACCAGCATAATATAACAAACATCTGGAGGGTGTTATGAATAAACCAAAGCAGTTTAACCCTAAACAGGTTAAAGCAATAGACTTGCTAGCAATGGGTGAATTAACTTATAAAGCAATATGTAAAGAAGTAAAGATAGCTGAATCCACATTAAGGGGCTGGCGAGATAGCCGGTCCTTTATGGATGAAGTTATAGCAAGATCAAGAGAGATGTTAAGAGGGGCTATACCTGAATTATACTCCGCTGCTATACGGGAAGCTAAAGATGGTAACTCATCATTCTTTAGAACTCTACTAGAACATATAGATAGACTAGAGGAACAGTCCAAAGGTATATCTGAAAGTAGTATAACATTCTCTTGGAAGACCCGGGATGAATAATACAGTAATAGATTACTGCCCATTCGATCACCAGGAAGAACTACACTACAGTGATGAGAGATTCAGGATAATCACTGGAGGACGTAGATCAGGTAAGTCTGAATGTGCTATACAAGAACTAATAGTACATGCTATTGATACCCCTAAAGGTCTATCCTGGTATATAGCCCCTACATTTAATGATGCATATGAGATAGGGTTTGAAAAGTTCATGGAGCACTTTGAAACTCTTAAACCTGCTATTAGATCTATACACTTTACTAAGTTACGTATTACCTGGACTAATGGACACCTTACATACTTTAAAGGAGCCGAGAACCACCGGTCACTTAGAGGTAGAGGTCTTACATTTGCTATACTAGATGAAGTAGCATTTATGAAGAGTGAGGTATGGTATAAGATAATACGACCAGCTCTTATGGATAATAAGGGACATGCTATGATGCTTACTACTCCTAATGGTAGAAACTGGTATTATGATCTATGGGAGAATGTAAAGAAGGATAAGAACTTTCGTAGATGGCACTGGACTACAGCTATAAACCCACTTATAGATGCCGATGAAATAGAATCCACTAAAATGAGTATGTCAGCCAATGACTTCAATCAAGAGATTATGGCACAGTTTATAACTAAAGCGGGTATGGTATATAGTGACTTCAATGAGGAAAGTATCATAGATTATAAAGAAGAGAACTATAAGTACTTAGATATAGGGATAGGGGTTGACTTTGGATATGCTAACCCAACGGCTATTGTATTCATGGCTTACAATGCAGCAACTGAAACAGTGTATCAGTTTGATGAGATATATAAAGCTAGAACCCCTATAGAGACTATCTGTAATGATATGGAGGATAAGTTAAGACAGTATGGAATTAAGAGAGAGGCAGTACGTGTTTATACAGACCCTGCAGGTAATGCTGATGAGTTATCTTCTGGTATATCCCCAGTGGACTATATACGTAAGAGAGGCTTTAAAGTAAGTAATAAAGGGACCCAGATAGCACCGGGTATTTCATTAGTAAGACGTTTCATTAAGTCAGCTGATGATAAGAGATCGTACCATATACACAGTAAGTGTATAGAATCTATAAAGAGTATAACAGGTTATACATATGATAATAACAAGACTAATATCAACATGGTTAAAGAAGAGCCACTTAAAGATGGAACACATGATCACGCATGTGATGCAATTAGATACTATTTCGTTAATAAGTTTGATCATGCTAAGTATGTGGCTTTCAGTCCTGATACTAACAATTATAATGGTACTAGGGAACCTATAGCACCGAAGCTAAAGAGATGTAGTAATAATAAGTGCCGGAAGCCATTTGTATCTAAGACACCTAAGAACAAGCCACCGTTCTTATGTCCTGATTGTACTGCTAAACAAGAAGAAGTAGATATCTAACTTTTTTATAAAAAGTTCTATTTTCTTGTAACATTTACAGTTTTCAGTTGTCTTAATACGCATGTATCAGTAACTTACAGATATATAATTTACCTCTAATTCATTATATAAGATTAACGGTACCTTTCATATTCTGAAATTAATGAAGGGTACCTAATCTTTTATAACTATATCAGTGACCTAGATAATAAATCCCTGATTATTACCCACTGATTATTTATAACTTTTTATAGTATTATAGTATTATTACTTGACTTTATAAGGGTATTATAGTATATTACACTTAACTAAATTAATTATAGAGGTAATTATATTATGAAGAAAGAATCAGTACATTACTATGGTAGAACTGCTACATTCCTAGATGAGACATTTACATTAGATAGGAATGAAAGGTATTATCTATCTACTACTACTAACGGGCCTAGAAGAAGACTACATCAAGTTGTATGGTATTACTATAATGGAGACATTCCGGAAGGTAAAGTAATACATCATATAGACTTTAACCCAAAGAACAATAGTATTAAGAATCTACAATGTTTAACTCCTAAAGAGCATATTACTATACATGCAGCGAATCCTACTCCTAAACAAATAAAACATAGAGCTAACTTCTCTAATATATCTAAAGCATGGCATAATTCCCCGGAAGGTAAATTACATCATACTACTATACAAAAGAAGATACTAGATGCTAGAGAGGCAGTACCTATGATATGTAAAAACTGTAGTAAGGTTTATGATACTAAGTTCCCATGGATATCTATATTCTGTAATAAAGAATGTAGAGAAGAATGGTATAAGTTAAATAGAGGTAATAAATAATGAGCGAGAAAGTAATTAGAGGCGCAATAAAGTATGTAGTAGAGAGAGAGGGATCTAAAACTAATGAGAAGTTTATTACTCCTTGCCCAAAGTCCCTATGGACGGTAGGCAGCCAGGCATGTAGAGATTGTCACTTCTTTATAGATATAGACCCTAATAAACACTTCGTAGTATGCGAGGCTAGTAATATAGAGTATGTATATAATGATCCTGATAATTACGATGAGGGGGTATATGATGAATAATACTATAGCGCTTCTAAATAAGTACCAAATGATCCTTAATGTATATCCATATAGTAAGCTGCTAGTATATAATAGATATACACCTACTCAGCATACTAATCCATATAAAGGATGCTATACTTCTACTATGTTCAAGGTGGTAGATAGGTATGATAATATATATCATATAAATATACCTAACAATGAGATAAACAGTAAGATAGTTAAGGCTACTATAATAGATCTATTTATCTTCCGGAAACATATACCGGAAGCTATACATGTACCAATGGCTAAAGAGATGTATGCCAGCATTATACAAAATAAAAACTTGTAAATAATAGTTGCAATTTGTACGGTATTGTAGTATTATGTATGTACATTAATATTACAATACCGAGGTATATATGGAAGCTTTTAACGATACTTTAACAGCATCTACTACCAGTAAGGCATTAACTCATAACTTCTCAATAGAGGAGAAAGAACGAAGAGCTGCTGCTGAAATGAATAAAGATTTCTATTATGATAAAGGCGATAAGTATATTGACCCGGTAACAGTAGAAGTAGATATAGCTGTAGTAAACCTAGTAAGAGTCCTCATTAAGAAACGAACATCCCTATTATACAGAGAAGAATTAGTAAGAGAATATGATGGTCCTGCAGCATCTGCCGCATTTATAGATAATCTGTACCAGGATCTTAATATAGATAAGTTCTTACTATCTGTCGATATAATGGCAGAATTAACAGGTACCGGTTTAGTACATATCGCGCAAGATGATGACAATGAATCAGGTATTAAACTATTACTATATGATGGAGGTGACATATCTGTAGTGGCTAATCCGGAAGATCCTAACATTGCGGAAGCTGTATCATTAATAAGAGTATATGATAAGATAGTAAATGTATCTGGTTCAGAGCATGTAGATAGAGTAGTAGAACAACAAATATGGACCGATACAAGTCTTACTATATATCAAACAGGTTCATCAGGTAGTAAACCTATAATGCAAGGAACAGAATCACATAACCTACCAGTTATGCCATTTGTAGCATTTAAAGGTGAAGATGTAGAAGGCCAATATCTTGGTCACTCTTCAGCTACTAACTGGAGAAAACTTAATGATACCTATAATAGAATGATAACTAATTTAGGCTATATGATTAAGATGCAATCAGCTACCCCTATAGTATTGTCTGGATTTGAATCAGGTGAAGGTATTATGGTACATCCTGGTAGAGCTATTAATATACCAGCCGGTGCATCAGCAGGAGTATTAGATTTTAACCCTAAAATAGGTGATACACTTGAAGCAGTTAAATATATAGAAGATCAAATATACAATACCTCATCAGTACCTAAAGTTACTGTAGTAGGCGGTAAAGCCAGTAGTGGTAGAGAACTAATGATACAGTGGTTCCCATTACTACAGGTATTTAAAGAAAAGCAGGTAAGATACCAGAGATATGAATTAAACCTGGCTAATACTATATTGAATATAGTAGGGTTACCAGAGCTAAAGAACATATTAGTTAAGTACCCAGAGCAGTCAGTCTTACCTATGTCAGCAGAGGAGGATACTCTTGATAATGATATTAAGTTAAATATCAAGACACCTATAGATGAACTTATGAGACGAAAACCATCTCTTAGTGAGGCAGAAGCTGAAGCTACTATCCTTGCTAATAAAGAGTTCAACAAAAATATTACATCCCTGGAGGATACAGACAATGGCAGAAGAGACTAGTAAAGATACTACTTTCAGTGCAGAGTACGTTAAAGAGCTCAGAACAGAGAATGCATCGTGGCGTACTAAGTTAAGAGATTCAGAAGCATTAGTAACACAGCTTGAAGCTACAGCCAGTAAGGCTACAATGGCATCTACAGTTGCAAATGAGTTTGCTAGTAGAGGTATTAAGGCAGATCCATCATGGGTCAAAGTAGGAGAAGGACAGGATGTAAAGGGAGCGGTTGATACATTTGTAGAACAGTATCCACAGTTCAGTAGTACACCTGATACTATCCCTCCTGTTGAAAAGCCAGTAATACCTAAAACACCAAAGGCACCTGGTAAGACAAACAACCCTGCTCCTGGTGATAGGGGAGTAAGCGAAGTTAAGGAAGATCCTAAAGCTCGTAGTGAAATAAGAGAGCATTACCGTAGAATGTTAAACGGGAACAATAAAATAAATAATTAGGAGACACAACTATGGCATTATCAAACAAAACCACATTGAACGATCTTATAGGTACTATTGTATCTAGTGAAGCACAAAGCGCAGCATATGGTTTCAGAGTAATGAGACCTTTAGTTAGAGCAAGACAAGTACCTCAAGGTGCTGGCTCTATAATCATACCTAGATTCCAAGCTCTTACAGTTGCGGGTCTTACTGAAGCTACAGCTCCTACAGCTGAATCGGCTACTACTGATGGAGTAACATTAACACCAGTAGAAAGAGGAGTACTAGTTACTATCTCTAAATCAGCTCTATATGCTGATCCTTGGGCAGACCTTGCACCTTATGGTGAGCAAATGGGTCGTGCATTAGCAATGGATGAAGATAAGAATATTCTTGCATTAGGTGCAGCTCTTAGTGTTGTACAAAATGAACAAACAACTACTCCTGCTAACTGTGAAGTAGCGGATCTTCTTGCAGCTATTGGTAAACTTGAAGCAGCTAACGCTCCCCCTCCTTATTTTGGAGTATTCCACCCAATCTCATGGGCAAAAATAAGAGATGGTATCGACGATGCAGCTACTTATGCTAACGTAGGTAAGTTAATTGTAGAAGGTTTCGGTGAAGGTCTTACTCAAAGACAAGGATATGTTGGAAGCCCTTATGGAGTTCCTTGCTTTATCTCTACATCTGTAGATGGTACACTTGATACAGCTGCTACATATTCTAACATCGTAGCTTCTAGAGAGTGTTTAGGTTATGCTCATACATATGATCTTAGAGTAGATGTAGATGACAACGTTCCTGCAAGAGCTTTTGATCTTATGGGATGGTATTCTGGACATCAAGCTGAATTAGTAGATGCTTATGGTGTTTGCTTACAAGATGATATAAACGGTTAATATGACTCATAAGTTTATATCCGTCCAAGAGACAGGTTATACTGCAAATGATGCCGAAGTTCTAGAAACCCTAGACTTCGGTAACATTATGCCTAATGGAACCTATGTCTCTAAGTTTGTACTCGGTAATACCGGGGAAGATGAAGAGATATTCCATATAGGTGCTACATCTGTAAACTCCGGGATAATTGAAGACTTTGAGTTATCTGATGATGATAGTACATATGTAGGTATAGAAACTGGTATAGATGTAAAGATTAAATCTAATCAAAGAAGTGATACTATATTTCTTATATATAATTGCCAAAACGATGCTTACATATCAGAGGGAACTATAAAATTATATGCTTCTGGTTTACCATAGGAGATACTAGTGATTAATATAATAGGAAATGATATTTTAGTAAATGATCTAGGTAGATATAAAGTAGTTAAACCAGGATGGGGTGCGTTAACTAGTATAGAGTCACCAGATGGTACCCTGTATTCTAGTGCTGAGGGTATATTATATAAATCAACAGATAGAGGATATTCTTGGTCTAGTGCTGTTTCTTTAACTGATTCTTTAGGTTCAGCTATATATATGAACGTAACAAGTATAGGTAATGCCGATAATGTTACGTATTCAGGATTCACTGATAATGCACAGGGTAATAATAATTGGTGGGGTCAGGATTCATTGGAATGGGGATACGGTACAGAAGTAAAATTTAGGGTAGTAGCAACTAAATGGTCAACAGCTGGTGGACCGGCTGCACATCATTGGTTATCTACAGAGTGGTCATATAATATGACAACTGGTAATTTCTTATATAGACCAGTTTACGATAAAGGTATAACTAATATTCACCAAAGTCTTAGTTGTTTTTATAGTAGAAATAAGACTGACGGTGCATTAGTTATGGACCATAGGTATGGGTCAGTAGAAGAAACTACACATAAATACGGTCACTTTCTTGATTTCAATAAAGGATACGATGGGGCAACTATAATAGCAATAGAAGCTAGTGATACAGTATGGGCCGCGCCTTATAAATTAGTATTCCTTAAAAGAATAGGTATTGTAGGTATGACAGGTGAGACTAGTTATATAGGTACATTCACTACACCTGTAGTAGTAGCACAGGGTACAGGTAATACCCGTTTTATGAATATATCAGTAGTACAAGATAGTTACGGAACAATAGTTATATTATATACAGAAAACAATACATATGTAGCAACTATATCTACCCCTAAATATGCGATATCAACTGATGACGGTGCGACATGGACTATAGCTTCAGTGCCACAACAAACAGATTGGACATATAGTCATAGTATGGATGTATCAGGTATATCTGGGAGCCAGGGTATATCTAGTCTAATGTTCACAGGCACAGATGAAACATATTATTTACCTGTAGCTACTTATCATTTAAACATAAGTATAGACGGTGGTCCTAATACTGATTGTCCTATAACTATATCTTCAGCTAGTACATATGAGAGAGAGTTTCTATGGGAAAAAGTATCTAACCAAGTATCACATACACTAAATCCAGATGCTCGTTCTGACGGAGCTACAGCTTGGAGAGCAATAAACACAGATGAAATATTAAAAGTAATATCTCTTACTGTAGGCGATACTTCTACTATATTAATAACAGATGGTACAGGGGATGCTGGTGGGTTTATAGCTAAGATGAATAGCTTCGCAGATACTACATTATCAATAACTACACCTACAGTAGGTTTAGCCAATAAATCAGGTGGTACGGCTGTATGTAATAATATGAGTATACTAGCAGGATCAACCGGTGGTTTTATATTCTCTTATGTAGAAGTAAATGCTAGTAGTATAGGTAAGACAATGGTAAGACAACTTACTACTACAGATGGTACCACTTATACATTATCTGATCCAAGAGAAATAGTAGCATCATATGAGACTAATCAAATATTAGGCGCTAACTTCTTTAATAAACCTAGCCTTGAGAAATAT